AGACGACAAGCAACTTAGCCGAGAAAATAAGATTCACCTAGTGTCTAAGCTAACCGCAGATATAGACGGATTTATCATGCCATTGCATAAGATGATTGAAGGAATAGACCTCGAAGATGAGAAAGCCGATAAATACTTTCAATTCGATGCAACTGTAATAGCAAGAGAGATTAAGGCAATTAAGGATGACGAGCATATACAGATAGACGTAATTAAGACCGAGAAAGGCCAAAACATTCAAACTAGCGTTGGAAAAAAGGTTGAGATAAACCTTGCCGATTGTGACGACGATACAAGAGAAAAACTTGAACAAATAGCACTTGCAACAGGCGTTGTTGCAAAGGCATAACATAAACCACAAACACAGGAGTAACCTTATGGTACTACATGAAATCCCTTTAACCGATACAACTAAAATCCTTGTCACCAAGGACACAATCAATGACAAGACCTTTGGTCAAGTCCGCATATGGACGAAGACAAAAGACAACGATGATTTTATTCCCACGAAGAAAGGCATTGCCTTTGACTTGTCAAAGACAGGAGAAATAGTACAGGGATTGCTATCTCTTGAAGATGAAGGCGGAAAGGCATAAGCTAGCACGCCAAGCAGGGGGCGGTTTTTGGTTATCCGCCCCCAAACCTTTTAACACAACAGGAGTTATAATGGGAAATATATCAGAAACAGGCTTATTTGAAAAGCTAGCAAAACAGCAGAAGGAAGAGATGTCAATAATAATAACAATAGAATCAAAAGAGCATAAAAACAAGATTCTTCAAGTCTTAGAAGATGCTGAAATGGATGGAACTTTAAATTTTATTTTTAATATTAAAATAATATAGGAGTTATAATGAGAACAATTAAATTAGATGTTGGTAGAGAGGATTATTTTGAATCTCTCGAAGATGTGATTGATAACATGACACATGGAAAAGAGCAAGTTATTAATAAGCTTGGCGAGTTAATCACAGGCACCGAGGAACAATTAAATGAAGACTATCAAATCGAGGATTTGAATAGTTGGCATTGGGCAGATATGGAAGAGGCTGTGATAGCTTACGATATAGGCTATGTAAGTGCTTGTAAGAATGCTATAAAAATAATAAATGAGCAAATGGCTCAAGTAGAAAAAGTTACATAGACACCGAAGGGGGAGATGTAGTTATAATAAGGAAATCTCCCCCTTCAAAACAAATAACAGGAGACAAATCCACGTTATTTATAGTAACTAACCTAACATAAATATAATAAATAATACCTTATTGTGCTAGGACATTCTTCATATCTTTAGACGTGGGATATATCTTTTCATCTGCATCTTTCTTAGATAAAATAAATTTATCAGATTCTACTTTTTCTTTATCCCATTGCTCTTTGTCGTCCATGATACCCAAAGGCGAAAACTTATAGCTTATGTTCGCGGGTACGTCATTCCAATGCCTGAGTTCTAGTGCTAGCTTTTCGATTTCTTTAAATGCAGAACCTTTACCAACTTTACCCTTTCTTGCTAACATTGATATTCGCATTATTCCATCTGTTATTTGATACACTTTACTTGCGCTATTTTTCAAATGCGCACCTAGGTGGTCTCTTTGTTCTTTGTAATCCTTCTTAAGCATCGTCTAACTTCTTCTCTATTCTGTGGACTCTCCACAGAAGACTGAGATTAAGTGCTAGCATCATCAACATAGTGAACTCCCAGTAAGGGAAATATTCTGTGCTAAATAAGACTTCCCAGTAGTACCTCATACTAACTCCTTTTTAGTTATTTCTTTTATCATTTTATTCAATATCGAAACTAGCATAACTATACCAAATATACCTAGAACCCAAAAACATATACCAAGACCTAGTATAAATATATTTGCTACTATTTCTGCTATGTTAAATATTAACATATTGACCCCCTTTGATTTATAGGCGCCCATGTGGAGTTGCTGATGCGGAGCAAGGAAGGAAGGATTGTAGTTGTGAGTATCCTACCGAACATGAGCGCCTTGACGTTTTAAACAAAGTTTACAAGTTTTTCTTTCTCTTTTATATGTGGGGAAATCTTCGTAGTGAGCCAAGTTTTTAATATTACCATTATATTCCCAACATCTTTTACAAGACTCGCAGTATTTAATGTTTTTATCTGCTCTCTTACCATCGTAAGATTTCTTGTGTTTAATTTTTTTGGGAGCGCGCATCCTATTTCGATTTTACTATTTTAGCTATTAAGTGCCAACCTATTCGCTAACGCGCCCCCATAGACTTGACCATACTTGAAAACGCCTGTTCAAATTCATCCTTTTCGGAACTTTCTGCTTCAGCGTCTGGCGTGCTAGCTTTTTGCTCGCTGCTGGATAATTTATTTTCTTTTCTTGCGTCGACAGAAAGCTGAGCTAGTACAGTATTCTTAGTTTCATAAATTCCATCACCACATTCACACAATCTATCATTTACGCTAAGTTCTTCTTTTGTGGTCTTCTCAGATTTGCATTCTATGCACATATAATGAAATTCTTTTGATACAACTAGGTTCTTAATCACCTTTGTGTTGCTGATGAGTTCATCATCGTATCTTTCTTGATTAAGCCAAGTGCTAGCCATAGGTATAAATTCAGACTCTGTACCCGCGTTTTTCCATTGCTTAATGTAGGACTTTAACCCTTCTAATATTACTTCTTTTTTAGTGCCGGATTTTCGTAGTGAAATATACTTGTCTTTTGCTCTTTTCTTGTTATCTCTCCTAGGGTATAGTAACCAAAATTCATTTTCAAATTCTTCACTATAAAGTTTTACTTTAGTATTACTTCTACTTTTACTTCTAACTTCTACTTCTTTATTGGATGGCTCAGCTATAGCCTTGCCATTCCAACGTGCTTTTGCACCCTTTTTTCCGTTATTTGACATCCTTTCTCTGTAGCTAATCATATTACTTCTTTCTGATTCAAGCCTACTGTTATATATACGACCATTTTCCTCGTAGAAACAATGCTTGATGGCGTTCCAATCTTCTTCAAAGCTAGGATGATGACCACATAAAACCTTTAGGGTTTGAGTATCTGCCGGCAAACTACCCTCAATCCATTCCATAGCTAGCAAGGTAATATATATCCCCCTTTGCGCCATTGTCATTATTTGTACGTTCAAATCTGATAGAAAGTCACTTGCATAAAACTGAAATGCGGGTGCTTTATTTATTTTCTTTGGCATCTTTTACTCCTGTTATAATATTATTTTTATTAATGGCAAAATATTCTTTCTTAGGAAATCTTTTTACAATATATACTATATCGTCATTTATAGCAGATACTTCTCCTGAGACAGTAATTCTTTCGCCCTTAAAATTTAAGGTTTTTCCTGTTATTTGTTGTCCTATTTTTAAATTATTTAAGTTCATTTATCTCTTTGGCTATCTCTTCCATTCTGTCGATTTCATTGGATATTTGTTCCATTCTTTCTTTATAGTATTCCCTTTCTTCATCGTGCTTTTCATAACCCGAACCTCTATATTCTTTGTCATCTGCAATTAATTCTAGAAATTCTTCGTATGGTAATATAGCATATATTTGACCTCTATCCTCTTTTACTACCTGTAAATCAACAACCTTTGTATCCGGTTTTATCCAATTAGCTATGTTTTTCCTTACCTTGCATTGGACTTTCCAATCTTTATCGGGTGTCTTAAGTAAAACATCTACTTCTTCAGCGTGTCCAAGAGATAAACCATTACTACCATAGGCTCTTTGAGAGTCTATGTCGTACTCTTTAGCAAGGTTAGTAACCTCTCTTTCAAACCTATTTCCTTTTTGTTTACTTTTACTTGGCATTATAACCTCATAATGTTGCGAGGGCGGGATGTATGAAGGAGGACTAACCCGCCCTCTGGCTCACTTGTCAATGGAGTTAAACAAGTGAAAGTTCGTAATTTGAACCCACGTCTATTGCATCAATAAACTTGTACTTAGCAAATGTAGAAACCTTCCCTGTTCTAACATTTTTGTGAGTGAGCATTGTTTTTTCTATTGTGTAACCTTCTTTTCTAAGCCTATGTATAACGTCAGCTAGTCTTGTTATGCCAAATTCTTGTATGGCGAACCAAGATGTTATACGCTTATTCTTTTTAAGATAGTCAAGCACAATGTCTTTTTGGGAAGACTTCTTAGAAAGGTAAGTCATCGTCATCCTCATCTACTACCAATTTAAGTTCTTCCATGACCTCTAAACCCTTCTTAGTTGCCTGTTTGACTTCTTCCGTGCTAGAATCAGGTTCCGCCGCGACCTGCTGTTTTGAATAAAATTCACGTTCTTCGCTAGCATCTTCAGTCATTCTCGCTACAAGCTCTGCGTTAGCCATAGTTCTCCAATTAGGATTATCGCTCTTTTCAATTATCCAACCTATGTAATCTTCGGGTACGTCTTTCCAAGGAGTTCCTTTGTATTTACCAAAAGGTATTCCGGAACTTCTTGACTTTTCATTCCACTCCTCAGATACTTGCTGAACTTCCTTGTTTGGTTGCTTGCTAAGTGATGGTGAGTTGACTACTGTCTTATGCTCTCTGTTGTCCATGCTGTCGGCATCCTCTGTGTCGTCAATGGCAAATAGGCCATTCAATGCATACTTTCTAGCATACGATGAAGTAGCACCTGTAATTTGGCTGTCATCCATTCCTTTCTTCTGCACAGACTCTCTTGCCCATCCTTCAGTTGTTATAGTATCATTGCCATCGCTAAATGTTGCAGTTGCTTTTATGTAATTAAAGTCATTGACACATACTATTTCATCGCTAACAGTTACGTAGCAACCGGTTTCGTCAAGTAATGGCTTTAATCCTTCAAATATATCTGCAAGATTTCGATAATTATACTTACCAAAATCGTTCCTATGACCTTTTCCGACCTTAAGCTTGGTCTGAATAAGGCTCAGCTTTTCGTTTAACTTCATTTTGTCTCCTTGTACTTTGTTGTTTTGTAAGAAAATGTTGTTTGTTTTGTTTCTTTATATCCCACCGGAGCATCAGCAGTATTCTTTATGTATTCTGCAATTTTTTTCTTGTCCGGTTTCTCTGTAACTCTAGTGGATATATTGTTTGCATAAGAAAACTTTATTAGAGATTCGTCATCACCAAAATCTCTTGTCGTCCTAGTTGTCATCTTAAGCGTTCCATTTGGAAAACCCATAGACTTTCTACCATTCGTATCGAATTGACCTTGCATATAGCTTTCTAACAAGTTTTTTCTGTAAGAAATTTGTTTATTGACTGACTCAATTCTTCGGTCATAAAACTCAGAAGACTCTTGTTGCTTGTATTTTATGTTCTCAATTTCGTCTTCTAACTCTGATATTTTCCAAAGTATTCTATCTACATGAACATCGATATTGTGTCCAAATTCTTCGCCATGAAGTTCGTCTAGGTTCTTTTCATTCTCCATCTTCTTTCCCCCTAAAAGCTACAAGCTGACTATTGTCGGCCTTGGAAATAACATTAAAA